GTTTATTAAATTGCTATGCAAATACAGTTAATAGAAACTAATAAACTTTTACCATATATTAATAATCCTAGAAAAAATTTAAACATAGACAAAGTTGCTTCTAGCATAAAAGAGTTCGGATTTCAACAACCCATAGTGGTTGATAAAGATTTCGTAATTATAGTTGGTCATACAAGATTTGAAGCCGCAAAAAAATTAGGAATAGATAAAGTTCCTGTTCAAATAGCTGACTTGACTAAAAATCAAACTAAAGCATACAGAATAGCTGATAATAGATTAAATCAAGATGCAAATTGGGATACTAAATTACTTAATTTAGAATTTAATGATTTATTATCTGATAATGTAAATTTAGATACTTTAGGTTTTAGTAATGATGAATTAGATAATTTATTATTAAAAACTGATGAAGAATCAGATATTGATTTAAATGAAGATATAGAATCTCAAGAAGAAACAATAAATGATATAAAAATGGTTCAACTATTTTTTAATCCAGAAAATCACAGTTTATTTAAAGAAGCAATAGATAAAATTTCAAAAAAAGATAATATTGATAATATTTCTGATGCTGTGTTAAAAGCAGTATTAAATGAAACTTCTCAAACTTAATCCTATACTAGACGAAGAACAGATTTCTAATTTAAAAGGAACTTTTTTTACCAAAGATTTAATTAAACATCACATCACAGAAGATACAAAAATAGTAAATGAAAATGGCGATATACTTGCTGTCTTTAAAAAAAATGCTGTACCTAAAGAAGTTGTTGATAAATGTCGTGGTGCTTTTAGAAAATCAATATCAGTAAGTAATAATAGAGGTCAAGCCGCAGGACCTATTCCAGATCATGTTAAAATTGGTGATAAAGTTGATGGACTTACTGTTGGTAAAATAAATGGTAATAGATTTTTACCTTTATTAAAAAGTGGAAAACTTTCTAAATCTCCTAAAGCTATGGCAGTTAAAAGTTCAATTATTGGATTTAGTGACAGATACCCAAGAATACCTTATTGCAGAACAAGTATGTGGACTCAAAGAAACTGGAAAGAATATAATAAGTGTTTGCCTTACATAAAATATGTTGATTCTTTTTTTAAACAACACGCACCAGCTAGATATAAAATACAAAAAAAAATGGCAGAAAAAAGTTCACAAGATTTTATAATTAAAGACACAGCTTTTAGTACAGTAACAGTCAATAAAAATTTTAGAACTGCTGGTCATTATGATAATGGAGATTTAAAAGAGGGCTTTGGAAATTTAGGAGTAATATCGCAAGGACAATATAATGGTGCTATAACTGTTATACCAAGATATGGTATCGGATTAGATTTAAAAGATGGAGATTTAGCTATATTTGATGTTCACGAACTACATGGAAACACAGAAACTATTACAAAAACATTTTATGAAAGAATTAGTGTTGTTTGTTATTATAGGGAAAAAATGATATATTGTGGAGATTATGAATATGAACTTAATAGAGCCAAAACTAATACTAAAAAAGTAGCAAATGAAGTTGAAATTGAAAAAGCAAAAAAAATTAAAGAATCAATATTAAATGAATGTGTGCAGTAATAGGTATATATTCAAATAAAACAGTTTCGTTAGATTTATTTAAAAATTTATTAAATGAATCAATGATTAGAGGAAAACACGCAACTGGTATTTCTTATGTTGAAAACAATGTATTAAAAAATAAAATCATACCTACATTTTCTAAAAATTTTGATTTACCAAATATTAAAACAAATATAATAATTGGTCATTGTAGATATAGCACATCTGATTTAGAATATAATCAACCAATAATTGAAAATGAAGTAGCAATAGTTCATAATGGAGTTGTAGATCAATCAAATCCTGATAATTGGGAAAATAAATATAATTATAAATTTAACACTAAAAACGATACAGAAATATTATTAAAACATTGGATAGATAATAAACACCCATTAAAACTTGATTCATCAATATCTAGTATAATAATAGATAATAGAAATAAACCAATAATGTATTTTTTTAGAAATGAAGAAAGACCTTTGTATTATTATAAAGACAAAGATAATATTATTATAGCAAGTACAAAAGATATTTTTAAAAGATCATTAAATTTAATACCTTTAAAAACAAAAAGTTGTTACGAATATAAAATTGATAATTTTGATTTACAAATTAAAGAAATTAAAGAAAGTAAAATAGATTTACAATGATTCCATCTAATAATTTCACTTATGGTTTTGAAATAGAGTGGGGAGATATTGATAGAAAATTAAAAATTCCAGAACATTTAGGAAAATGGGAATATTGCGAAACAGATATAGTTAATATTTTAGAACCATATAAATATGTTGCTTGTGATCCTTTGGGAATAGAACCAAATTTTGGTGGAGAAATTAATACAATTCCTACAAAAACCTGGCAAGAACAAGTAAATAATATTATGTCTATATACGATTTTTTTATAAAGAATAATAATACACCTACTGTGAACTGCATAAGTCATAGCCATATTCATGTTCATATTCCAAATTTAATAGATGATATAAATTTATTAAAAAAATTAATGTTATATATAAAAAATAATCAAGAGATAGCTATTACATCAGGTTCAAATTTTATTCCTCACCCTAATATGAAAAAATTAAAAAATTGTACTTTATATACAAAATATGATGGTGGAAGAAGAATGCCAAATTATATGCTTAATAATATTATAAATCTTTCTTATGATTTTCCTAGTTTTATTAAACAACATTGCACTGGTAAAGATGGTGTTTCAATGGGCAGACCTTTTAGGTATGGAATAAACACTTATAGTCTAAAACACACCAAAACTATTGAATTTAGATTTTTTAGAGGGAGTATTGATAAAAAAGAAATAAGCGATATGTTTTTTTTTGTTGAACAATTTTTATATAATGCTTTAAATGAACAAAAACCTATTGAAGAAATATTAAACAAATATTTTTTTTCTTTTCCTCAATTAAATTTTAGCACAGCACAATGGAATGGTTATCTAAAAACCAAATATAATAAAGATAGAGGACAAAAAAAAAGAGATGGCTACATTAAAATTTAAAAGATGTAATAAAGAAAATTTTATCAAAAGTATAAGCATTCATAAAGAAGATAAATTTGCTAAAACATTTCTTTCGAAAGCCAATATGCAAAATCAATGGAGTTATTGTTTTGGTTTATATGATGAAGATGAATTAATGGGTGCTATAATAACTACTTTTTCTATAAATGAACCTAAAGTTGCTAATTTACAACTTCTTCATACTTTTTATAAACATAGAAAAAAAGGTGTAGGTAAAAAATTGTGTCAATTTTCACTTAATCAAGCAATTAAAAATAAGTGTTGGTATTATAGGGTATCTTCTGAAAAAGTTTCTGTAAAATTTTATGAAAAAATTGGTTTTAAAATGTTAGGAGAACAAAAATCTAAATGTCAACTTTCAATGTTTAGAATATCTTGCAATACATTTTCTGATTGTATTTATGATATTAATGATCCTATTATAAAAAAAGCAGTTTATAGAAAAGGTAAAGGTGGTTGTGTTACAATTTTCTAAAGATTATAGATTAAAAGAAAATAGAAAAGAAGCATTTTTGTACTGGTGTTATTGGTCTTTAAAATACAAAGACTGTGATCCAGCTTTATGGTTGTTAAATTATTTATTTGATAGATTTGAACATAATTTAGAACAAAAATATTGGATATGTTGGATTTATGGTACAACTTATCATTTGCCTACTGCTTGGATTATATGGAATGAATTTCCTGATTATCATTTAGTTGATCAAAATAGACTTGAAGATTGGAATAATAAAAATTATAAAAGATTAAGGTATCAAAATGATACTAAATACAACAAAGGTTATTTGCCACAACAATTTAAAAGTTATAAAAAATGGGTAATACATAACAATCCATCAAATTATCAACATAAAAGATTTGAAAATTTAATAAATAAAAACTCATTTAAAATTATATGGGATTCTATTAATAATAATTTATATAAATTTGGTAGATATTCAACATGGTATTATCTGCAAACTTTGAAAGATTGTATTGGTCTTGATATAAATGTTAATGATTTAAAATTAAATGATTACAGTGGCAGTAAATCTCACAGGAATGGACTTTGTTTTGCTTTAGGTAAAGATGAATGGGTTAATAAGAAATTATCTAATGACTGCATACAATATTTAGAATATGAAGCTAAAAATATTAAAAATGATTTATTTAAAAAGTATAAGACCAATATTGATTTTTATTCTATGGAAACTTGTTTGTGTAGTTTTAAAAAGATATTTAGAAAAAGTAAAGGTAGGTATTTAGGTTATTATTTAGATAGACAAGCTACTGAAATTAAAAAAGTAGAACAAGATGAATGGCAAGGTATAGATTGGCAAGTGTTTTGGGATGCAAGAAATGAAATGTTAGAAAAAAAATTAAGTGATAATAAAGATATAAGGGATAATCTATATAATGTATTTTTAGATACAGGTACATTTGATTATAAAACATTATGATATGTGTGGCGATAGGTGGGCAACCAGCTACAGGAAAAACTACTCTTGTTAAAGATATACTGAAAAAATTTACTTATCAAAATTTTAAGTATGGATTATTAAGAGGTCATTTTATTAAAGAAAAGAATCTAGTCATTATGGGTATCTATAATGAAGAAGTCTTTTGTGGAACTGACAAATTAAGTATGGCAGTCAATAAAGACTTTTTGAAATATATTAAATTAAATAAAAGAAACA